CGTTTAGTAGGCGAAGAATATGCTCGTGTACATATGATTGATGACGTAGTCGAAAACATAGCAGAAACATATGCTGATGAAAAAAGAGAGAAAACAAAACGTCAATTAGCTAAACACGATAAAGCAATGGTTAAGTCAGCTCGTGATTCTATTAAAAAATACGAAAAAGATAAAGAACAAAAAACAGATGAAAACTTTGCTGATGGTAAGAAAAAAGGCAAAAGTCGCCCTGGTAGAGTAAAGAAGTCGGGTGCTAGTTGTAATGGTAGCGTAACGAGTTTAAGAGCAAAAGCAAAAAAAGCTAGTGGTGAACGTGCTAAAATGTATCACTGGTGTGCTAATATGAAGTCAGGCAAAAAGAAATGACATCAGCTGAACTAGAACATTACATAGCTAAGTATAAAGAACACGAAGCACGTAAAGCTAGTACAAATGAACGTAACGAATATTGGAGAAAGTATAATGAAAATAAGTGATTTATGTGAAACAACAGCAGGCGCAATAGCAGCCGTAGCAACTCCAGTAGGTGGAATGGTTAGTCGTCAAATGAAAAATAAAGATGGTACTGCAAAAAATGCTCTTGATATTGATGCAAATATCCTAGGACAGAAAAAGAAGAAGAAAAACAAGAAGCGATAAATACAGTATGCGTAGAAAAGATATAGTAGAAAATCCATTTAAAAAATTTAGACAAGGAATTGCTAAAGGATATCAGGCCACTCAAAAAGACAAAGGTGTTTTAGGACCTGATTCATTTCAACGTGGCCTTAAGGCATTTTTTACAGACACAGGCAAAGATGATAAAGAAAAGCCTACTCCTAAAGCAGGCGGTAAAGGTACTGAAAAACTAAAAAAGACTAAGTCTTCACCGCAAACAAGTAATGATAAGTTAAATCCAAAAAAACCTATTCCAAAACTTGCTACTTTTACCGATGGTAAAATTAAATACGAATACAATTCTAAAATTGCTCAATGGATAGGAAGCAACGGAAAAAGACTTTCATCTCAAGACGGTGTAAAAGCATATAACAAAGTAGATAAATCTAAACGAGAATACGTTATTGAAAACGGATTAAAGGACAAAACAATGAATAAAGCAATTAAAGAAGGATTAGCTGATTTAGCTGGCAGAGCAGAAGCTGATCACGAAGTACAAATGGCTAGAGCTGATCTTTATAAGATTGCTAAGTATGCTATTAAATTACACGATATGTTAAAAGATGTATCAGAAGAAAGAGGTATGGAGGGCTGGCAACAGGCTAAAATTACTAAAGCTGCTGACTATATCGGAAGTGTATATCATAACTTAGACTACGATATGAAGTTTGGTGATCAAACTGACGAAATTGGTCCAGATGCTGAGATGCAGATGGGAGAATCAAGAGATACACATTGTTCAGACAAATGTTGTGGTGCAGATGTTAAGAGAGAAGACTGTAAATGTGCTCCTACTTGCAAACATTGTAATTGTAATGCAACTAACGTAGATGAAACTTTTGATATGTATAAAGAAAGCATTGCTAAAAGACTAGCCGAGAAACTAGGTAAGTAAAAAATGGACTTTCACGATCTACAGAAAAAATTATTTGATATAGAACCAACTAATCCTGCAGAGGAAAGAGCAAAAATGGTGGCGGCGTTACAAGGCGGCGCAAGTGCTCCTGCTCCAGAAGTTCCGCAACACGTAGCTGAAAGTTACAATGTTGCCGAAGGTTCGTTACAAATGGATAAAGATTATTCTGTAAATGACTTTGCTGCCCTAGCAGGTGTTACTACTGCTACTCCAAGAGTAGCACAACCTGTAATGGAATCGGGGCCGGATCCAATTATTTTGCAAGATAAAGACACTCGTATTGCACAATTAGAAGAACGTGTTGCTAGACTTGAAGCAATGCTTAACGAACGTTCACTTACCAAAGGTGAAGAAAACAAAAAAGAAAAAATCGTCAAGGGAATGAAAAAGAACAAAGACGACTTTAAGAAGCGTTATGGCAAAGACGCAGAAGCAGTTATGTATGCAACTGCAACTAAAAATGCCAAAAAGGAGTCATTTATCAAAGATGAGCTCTATCGTAGATTAGCTGAATACGAATTCAAATCTGCCAAAAAGTAAAAATTTTACTTGACTTTTACCTAAATATCTACTATAATATAAGTTAACTTAACACAGGAGTTCAATATGAGCAGTCGTACCTACGGTGCTGAAGAAAAAGCAAAACTACAGAGACTAGTACAAGAAGGCGTAACAGTCTTACAAGAAGTAGAAGATTTAAACACAGGTTTAAAGGATACTGTAAAAGCAGTAGCAGAAGAATTAGATATTAAGCCTAGTCTTATTAACAAAGCAATTAAAATTGCACAAAAACGTGATTGGGATAATCATCAAGATGCCTATGACGATTTAGAAACATTGATCGTTACGCTCGGCTATGACAAGTGATTAATCGCATAAAAGACTTTTGGGTAGACAGTTATACTAGTGATAAAACTGCGTTCTATTTTGAACTAGTAAGTTTTGTATTCACAGTATATGCTAGTCTAACCCTTGCTCTAACAGCAAATGATCCTAATCTACTTATAGTATACCCTGGATTCTTAATAGGCAGTGTTACACAATGCTATGCTGCTTTTAGACGAGGTGCTGCCTGGGTAATGTTACTAACTGGATACTTTGCTATAGTAAATGTATTTGGATTTGGAGTTGCTTCACTATGGTGGTAAAACCCTATCAATGGTTAGCGTGGGTGGCTACAGTATGTTTACTGACAGCCGCTACCCTAGCCGCATTTAATGTTTACCCTTTGTACATTTGGGCATTCATTATTAGCAACAGTCTATGGATACTTGTTGGTGTCCTATGGAAAGAAAAAAGTTTAATTGTTATGAACGCAGGACTAACCGTAATTTATGTTGCGGGCTTGTTGTTTTAATAAGTATTAATAACGCCAATAGCAATAGCTAGGCAAGAAGATGGTTAAGTTGGCCACAAGCAACGTAAGGAGAAATGAATGCCATATGTAGACGCGATGTTCGATCGTGATCAAGATATCATCCGTGTTGTTGAACGCAAAGATGGTAAGAGACACTATACAGAATATAGTGCAAAATATACATTTTATTATGAAGACCAGCGAGGCAAGTATAAAAGTGTATTTGGCGATCCGCTAAGTCGCATTGTGTGCAAGAACACAAAAGACTTTCGCAAAGAAGTTGCAATCAACAGAGATAAAAAACTTTTCGAAAGCGACATTAATCCTATCTTCCAATGTTTAAGTGAAAACTATCTTAATCAAGATGCACCTAAACTAAACATTGCTTTTTTCGATATTGAGACTGACTTTGATCCAGAACGTGGCTTTGCTGATCCTGCAGATCCATTTATGCCTATTACTTCTATAAGTGTATACTTACAGTGGATGGAAACAATGGTATGTTTGGCAGTTCCGCCTAAGACACTTACAATGGAGCAAGCAAAGAAAGAATTAGAAGGCATTGAAAATGTAATGCTATTTGAAAAAGAAGGTGAAATGATTGACACTTTCTTAACGCTGATTGAAGACGCTGATATTTTATCAGGTTGGAACAGCGAAGGTTATGATATTCCGTATACTGTAAACAGAACTAGCCGTGTACTAAGCAAAGATGATACACGTAGATTCTGCTTGTGGGGTCAACTTCCTAAGAAACGTGAATATGAAAAGTATGGTAAATCAGCTGTTACCTTTGACCTAATAGGCAGAGTGCATTTAGATAGTTTAGAATTATACCGTAAATACACATATGAAGAACGACACACATATAGACTTGATGCTATTGGCGAAATCGAAGTTGGTGAAAACAAAGTCCCTTATGAAGGCACTTTGGACCAGTTGTACAACAATGACTTTAGAAAGTTCATCGAATACAACATACAAGATACCGCACTACTGGACAAGCTGGACAAAAAACTAAGATTTATTGATCTTAGTAATAGTATTGCACACGAAAATACAGTGTTGCTACAGACCACTATGGGTGCTGTTGCTGTTACAGAGCAAGGTATCATTAACGAAGCACACAATCGGGGCTTACAAGTTCCTAACAGACCTAAACGTGACGACACAGAAAACACACAAGCCGCTGGCGCATACGTAGCATTTCCTAAGAAAGGTTTGCACAAATGGGTAGCGTCAATGGATTTGAATTCACTATATCCTAGTGTGATTCGTGCATTGAATATGGCGCCTGAAACTGTTGTAGGACAGATACGTCCTGAGATAAGTGATAGTCGTGTACACGAAGATATGACGCTAAAGAAAAAGTCGTTTGCAGGTAGTTGGGAAGGACGCTTTGCTACAGAAGAATACGAAGCGGTTATGGAGCAACGTAAAGATATTGCACTTACTATTGACTGGGAAGACGGCCGTACTGATGTATTAAGTGGTGCAGAAATATATCAACTTATATTTGATAGTCAAATGCCGTGGATGCTTAGTGCAAACGGAACAATATTTACAACTGCCTTTGAAGGTGTTATTCCAGGTATCCTAAAACGTTGGTATGCTGAACGTAAAGATATGCAGAAGATGTTGAAGAAAGCAAAAGATGCAGAAAACAAAGCAGAAATTGAATACTGGGATAAACGACAGCTGGTTAAGAAGATTAACTTAAACAGTTTGTATGGTGCTATTCTTAATCCAGGTTGTAGATTCTTTGATAAACGTATTGGACAATCAACAACACTAACAGGGCGTACTATTGTTAAGCATATGTCAGCGGAAGTAAACAAGGTTATTACAGGTACGTATGACCACGTAGGCAAAGCAATGATATATGGCGATACTGATTCGTGTTACTTTAGTGCTTGGCCTATACTTAAAGATGATGTAGAAAGTGGCAAACTTGAATGGTCTAAAGAAAAGTGTATTACGCTTATGGATCAAGTGTGCGAACAAGCAAATACTACCTTTCCAGACTTTATGTATAAAGCATTTCATTGTCCTAAAAGTCGTTCGGATGTTATTGCAGCCGGTCGTGAAATTATTGCACAGTCCGGCTTGTATATTACTAAGAAGCGTTATGCGGCATTAGTTATTGACAACGAAGGCTTTAGAACAGATACTGACGGTATAGGTAAAGTAAAAGCAATGGGCTTAGACTTACGTAGATCAGATACACCTGTGTTTATGCAAGACTTTTTGAAAGAACTATTAACAATGGTACTTACTGATGTTCCGCAAGCAGATGTACTTGAACGCATTACTGTATTCCGTAAGGAATTTCAACAGATGCCTGGATGGGAGAAAGGGTCTCCTAAACGTGCAAACAAAGTTGGTCACTATGGTCGACTAGAACAGAAACAAGGCAAGGCTAATATGCCTGGCCACGTACGAGCAAGCATTAACTGGAATACGCTGAAGCGTATGAACGGAGACAAATACTCGCAAGAAATTGTTGACGGTATGAAAGTTATTGTTTGTAAACTAAAACAAAATCCGCTAGGTTACACAAGTGTAGCGTATCCAACAGACGAGCTACGTATTCCAGAATGGTTTAAAGAGCTACCGTTTGACGATGCGGCAATGGCGGAAACAATTATTGATAACAAACTAGACAACTTAATTGGTGTGCTAAACTATCCACTAGAAGATACTAAATCACACACAACATTTAGTAGTTTGTTTGATTTCGGAGACTAAAATGAAAATTAAACTTGAGATGGAAATAGATACTGACAACGGTCAAGACCTAAATACTATTGAAGAATTAATTGCAATGCTAAGATCATTAGCAGAAAATTACTACGAGGACTGAGATGCTATTAAAAGTAACTGAGGTAGAACATTATACAGATACCTTGTTTAGGTTTAAAACAGAGCGTCCGAATACATTTAGATTTACAGCAGGTGAATTTACAATGATTGGTATGGGCGACAATGACGTTATGCGAGCTTACAGTATTACTAGCGGACCGTATGATGAGTTTTTAGAGTTTTACAGTATTAAGGTACCAGACGGACCATTAACTAGCAGACTACAAAAGATACAAGTAGGTGACGAAATAGAAGTTGGTCATAAGCCAACCGGAACCCTTACACTTGCTAATTTAGAATTAGGTAACGAATTGTGGATGTTAGCTACAGGAACTGGTATAGCACCGTTTATATCGCTTCTAAGAGACCCTACAACGTATGATCACTTTGACCATATACACATTATATGGAGTGTTAGACAGCAAGAAGAACTATTAGCATATAATAGCTTTTTACAAGATCAAGATATTGAGTACTTACCAATTGTAACACAAGATCCTGAGTGGCCATTTGAAAACAGACGTATTACAACATTAATTGAAAACGGTATGCTAATAAATGATAACGTAAATTTAAACAAAGTTATGATCTGTGGCAGTATGCCATTTAATAATGACGTAAAAGAGTTATTAACACCAAAAGGTTGGGTTGAAGGTAACCGAAAAACCGCTGGTACATTTGTTCAAGAAAAGGCGTTTGTATTATGAAAGTAGGATTTACTTGTTCGACATTTGATTTATTACACGCAGGACACGTACAAATGTTACGTGAAGCAAAAGATCAGTGTGATTATTTACTAGTAGGATTACAGGTTGATCCAAGTACTGACAGACCTGAAAAGAACCCTCCTATACAAACTGTAGTTGAACGTTATACCCAACTTAAAGCAGTAGGATATGTAGACGAAATTATTCCTTATGGAACTGAAACAGACTTAGAGGATATACTTAGTATGTATACTATTGATATTCGAATTTTAGGCGAGGAGTATCGAGACAAAGATTTTACAGGTAAAGATATTTGTCGTAAGCGTGATATCGATTTGTATTTTAACAAAAGAGATCACCGATTTAGCTCTAGTGATTTAAGGGAAAGGGTAAAAAATGCATAAATTTATATTTGATGTTGACGGAACACTTACACCAAGCCGTGGCAAAATGAACGAAAGTTTTGTAACGTTCTTTTTTGACTTCTGTAAAAATAATGATGTATATCTAGTTACCGGTAGTGACAAAGAAAAGACTATTGAACAAATAGGCGAGAAAATATATAATCGTTGTAAACGTGTATATCAATGTAATGGAAATGATGTTTGGATAGGCAATGAAAATATTCAAACAAATGAATGGACATTACCAGACCTAGCAAGAACATTTTTAATTAGTTGTAAGTACGAAAGTCAGTTTGATACACGCACAGGTAATCATATTGAAGAACGGCCGGGTATGATAAACTTTAGTGTTGTGGGACGTAATGCAAACGCAGAACAACGTGCGTCATATGTAACATATGAAGAACAAAACAGCGAGCGTAAGAAAATTGCTGAGGCATTTAATACAATGTTTCCAGACTTATCAGCAAAAGTAGGTGGTGAAACAGGTATTGATATTTCGCCAAAAGGCGCAGATAAAAGTCAGATCGTAAAAGACTTTGATAAAGAAGACACTTTATGGTTTTTTGGTGATGCTATTTACGAAGGCGGTAATGATTACCCTTTAGCAAAACTAATAAAGAATCATAGAAAAGTTAACGGATGGCCACAAACCAAGGAATATTTACAATTTTTTCAAGAACACAATATTGCAAATTAATGCTTGACAAACAAACATACAGACAGTATACTTAATATTAACATCAATGGAGAATCATAATATGAAAGACATTTTACAAGACGTAGTTGCACATACACACGCACTAGGCTTTTTAGCACTAGTAAAAGTTAGCAACGACGAAGGCACACAAATTGACTCAATGGCAGACGATAGGTCAGTTATTTTAACAGCAACATCAGCAACGCCTGTAGCAGAATTTAAAGGTACATTTGGAATGCCTAACTTAGATAAGTTAGCATTACACTTAAAGAATCCTGAGTACAAAGACAACGCAAAGATTGATGTAATCGAAGCAGAACGCAACGGCGAAACTATTCCAACACATATTCACTTTGAAAATGCGGCGGGCGACTTCCAAAATGATTATCGCTTTATGAACAAAGCAATTATTGAAGAGAAACTAAAAACTGTTAAGTTCAAAGGTGCTACTTGGGACGTTGAGGTTAATCCAACACAAGCATCAATTGCACGTATGAAACTTATGAGTGCGGCACACAGTGAAGAGCCTACATTTAATGTAAGTACTAATAACAACAATTTAGTTTTTGCGTTTGGTGATGCAAGCACACACGCAGGCGAATTTGACTTTGTAAAAGGTATAGAAGGTTCATTACAACATACTTGGAGTTGGCCTGTAGCACAAGTACAAGCAATCTTAGGGTTAGATGGTGATTTAACTATGAGTATCAGTGATCAGGGTGCTATGAAGATTAGCGTAAATTCAGGTATGGCAACATACGACTACATCTTACCAGCGCAGAGTAAGTAGAATATGCGTAAGGACTTAACCGCAGAACAAAAAGATTATGCACGTTTTTTACCTGCACTAAGTGGCTTTTATGCTACTTACGTAGGTAAACAGCGGTATGACGAGTATGTTGATAAGTCACGTATTCCTAGCAACTTTACACACGGTGTAGAAAGTCTAAACTATCTTAACCAGCAAGAAGGACAGTTTCAATATCAGTGGACATTGTATTCAGCGGGTCACGCCGAGCTTGATATTAACAAACATAGTCCTAAAGAAGATATGATCCGTAATAGAGATAGAGACAACTCTTGGATGCTTGGAGACTCAGGTGGTTTCCAAATTGGTAAAGGTGTTTGGGAAGGCGATTGGAAAGATCCTAACTGTCCTAAAGCACAAAAGAAACGTGATGGTGTATTGCGTTGGATGGACGCCTATATGGACTACGGAATGATACTTGATATTCCGGCGTGGGTAGCACGTTCACCTGAAGGTGCAAAAGCAACAGGCATTAGTACATATGACGAAGCCGTAAAAGCAACACGCATCAACAACGACTACTGGATGAAACATAGAACAGGTGCTTGTAAGTTCCTTAATGTTTTACAAGGTGAGAATCACACAGACGCAGATGACTGGTATGAGCAAATGAAAGATTACTGTGATCCAGTTAAGTATCCTGACAATCATTTTAACGGATGGTCAATGGGTGGACAAAATATGTGCGATGTGCATTTGGTTCTTAAACGTATTGTTACACTACACTTTGATAACTTATTGCAAAAAGGTATACACGATGTAATGCACTTCTTAGGCACATCTAAGTTAGAGTGGGCTACATTGCTTACCGATATTCAAAGAGCTGTAAGAAAGAATTACAATGAAAACTTTACTATTACCTTTGACTGTGCTAGTCCTTTCCTCGCAACCGCGAATGGACAAATCTACATTCAGAACGAAACTGAAGACAGAAGCAAATGGACGTATCGTATGGTGCCATCAGTTGACGATAAAAAATATGCTACAGACAACCGCTTGTTTAGAGACACTGTTATATCAGATGGGATATTTAAAAACTTTGAAAACTCGCCGCTTACAGAGAAACTTAAAGTATCAGACGTTTGCACTTATGCTCCAGGAGACCTAAATAAGATAGGTAAAGAAGGAAAAACATCTTGGGATTCATTCAGTTATGCTATACAAATGGGTCACAACGTATGGAGTCATATTAATGCTGTACAAGAAGCTAACAGAAAATATGATGCAGGTATTGTTCCTAAGATGCTTGTACAAGAAACATTTGATAGGGTATTCTTTAGAGATGTAGTAGAAGAAATATTTGCTATTGACAATCGTGAAGAAGCTCTAGCAAAGATTGACGAGTATTCAAAGTTTTGGATGGCTATTCCAGGTACTAGAGGTGCTATTGGTAAAAAGACTGTGAATGCTAGTACACACTTTAACGCATTATTTGACGTAGAAGAAACTGATGTAGTTGAAGAAGATGAATTAGATGAAACTAAATTGGAGAATCTCGAGGATGAGCAATTATGATTCAGTGGAAGACAAACTTCGTTCCCACTACGAAGAATTAAAACGAAAACATCGAGAGCTTGACATTGAGCTTGAAACCAAGTATAATAATCAAACAGTGTCCGAAGAAGCTCGTAGAATGAAAACTATGAAACTTTATCTTAAAGACGAAATGCATCGAATTAATGCTTACTTGATACAAAAAGGTTTAGAATGAAACGAGATTATGAAAGTGGTATACTAGATACACCTACTATGTTTACAGGTGTAGAAGTTGAAAAAACTCCTGCATTTGGTATGCAAACATTGTTTGTAGATGGTATTCAAGACATTGAAACTATACTTGAATACTATAACAAGTTAGAATGTAAACACATATTCTTTGGTGCAAATCATTCATACAAGCCGAGCAAAGCGGACGAGTTCGAAGCGTGGGAAAAATACATCCTAGAATTTGTAAAAGAAGGCTACTTATGTAGTTTAGATATTCCAAGTACTATTAACTTAGAATGGTTCTTAGAAGGCGGATTAGTAGAGTATGATAACTTTATTCCGCAAATACGTGTTGTAGTGCCTTATGTTAAACAGTGGAACTATAATACTATGGTTAAGATTGACGACAAAGACTTTAAAGCAAGTAACCCGGGTGTTTGGTGTCATAGCTTGCACGACTTAATGGATC